CGGCGTTAAGAATAGGTTTGAAAATAATCAAAAAGAAATGTTTTAACATGTAATCCACCAATTCCGGGCCTCGTGGTTGTGGTCTGGGATTGGTTTTAAATCAAAATAATCATTTATTCACATAATACAATTAAACATGAAACACGAATTATTAAAAGATTTAGGACATGGCATAAAAGCCGGAATTGTAAACATCACACCTGAACAGGCCGGAAAAATGCTCGAAAAGAACGATCATAACAGGGCATTACCGAAAGCATATGCGAGTGCTTACGCATTTGATATGATTGAAGGTTACTGGCAGTTTAACGGTGTACCTATTATTTTTGCAGATGATGGCACACTATTAGACGGTCAGACCAGATTAAATGCTATAATCATAGCCAACATTTCACAGGACTTACTTGTAATTACAGGAATAAATAATGATGTATTTAAATCAATTGATACCGGGAAAGGCCGTAAGGGGATAGACGTACTAACTATTGAGGGCTTAACTCATGATACAGCTAGTTTAACTAGCACACTTATTGTTAAGATTATTAAAACTACATTAGGTGCGAATATGACTTCGTGGAGTCGCTGTACTGGTCAAGTAACTCAAGACGTTTATAAATCAGCTACAAGTAGACGAACCGTTAACAATGCTATGATTGTTGAGTACTATCAGGAAAACAAAACTGAAATAGATGAGACTGTTTCTTTCTGTTTAAAGTACAGAACAAAATCAAAAAAGATACTAGGATTGAGCGTTATGGCATTTGCTTTTTGGCATTTGCGGAAAATAAATTTAGATCAAGCCGAACACTTTTACAGTAAACTTTCAACCGGTGAAAATCTCAATTCCGATGATCCTATTTATGCACTCCGGGAAAAACTGATGTCAATAAAAAATAGTTCAGATGAGAAAGTTCCGTTATGGCACTACCCTGCATTGATCTTCAAAGCGTGGAGTTATTATAGGCGCAAAGTACCTTTGAGAAAACTGTTCATATCAAAGAAAGAAACAAAGCCATGCAAATTAATTTAATCTTTGCAATAACCAAATAAATAAAACTATGGCATATTTTAGCAACAGTGGAGATAGCGCGGCCTTTGATGACCAATGCAGTAAATGTAAGTTATTCGATGAGCCGTGCCCAATCGCGTTAGTGCAAAACTTGTACAATTATGATGCAGCAAATAACGAGGTGGCCACACAAATACTTGATACATTAGTTAAGGATGACGGTACTTGCATGATGTTTAAATTACTTAAAGAAGTATGTGAAATAACCAAATAAATTGTTATCTTTGTAATTCAATCAGTCGCCATGAATAAAAAAAATTACATCCAATTTAATAGCACCTCCCGGGTCTGGCGACTGACGGTTGGTGCTTTTTTATTGGGGTTAATCCTACAACTATGGATAAATACAACTATCTAAATGAATTAGTACTTTCCTTTGAAAGTCATACCAAAGAATTGAAACGTTCACTTTCAAATCTATTATACCAAGATAAGAACAACGAGCCGGAAATAAAACGGATAATTGCATTCTATAACTTCATTGAAAAATACATTTGCCAAATGGAATTAGATAATATTGAGTTGATGACTATCATTGAGCAGCTCAAAGAAGACTCATCTACAATGAAAAACTTTATGGGTCCAGACCTGACATTATTCTATGAAATTAATCAACAAACAAAAGTAATATTAGCATCAGCCGAAAAAACTTTTAAAAATGGATATTCAAGAAATTAAGGGTAAATCTAGAGGTAAATATTCACAAGATTATATTCGTGTTGGGACCGAGTATTTCAAGATTATTAATAAGCCGGATAGGTTTGGGATAGTCAGAACGGAGTTAAAAAAATGGAATAAAGAAACGTTGCTTTTCGATCATGATAAAAAATACATGTACACGATTCAGCAGTTTGATGATTTCGTAATTGATCCAAACAACAACGGTAACAGCCGGGTAATTGCAAACAATTACAATATGTACAATGATTTTCCACATACTCCAAGTGCGGGAAAATGGCCGTGGACGTTGGTACTATTAAAGCAGGTATTTGGATCACAGTTTAAATCAGGTATGACCTATTTAAAGGTAATGTATTCCTATCCAAAGAAAGCCCTACCTATACTTGTGTTGGTGTCATCTGAACGCGCGACAGGTAAGAGTACGTTTCTTGATTGGTTGAATATGATCTTCGGTGCAAACATGGTTATGATTGAACCGGATGTTATCGGTAGTACTTTTAACGGTGAATTTGCCACTTCAAACATAATTGCTATCGATGAAACAATACTTGATAAGCAGATAGCAGTTGAAAAAATCAAATCACTGGCAACAAAGAAATTCATATCAGTTAACATCAAACAAGTGGCACAGTTCAAACTTCCATTTTTCGGCAAAATCATCATGGCATCGAACAACGAAGATAAATTTATGAAGATTGATGATAAGGAAATCAGATTTTGGATCAGGCGATTAGGGACACCCAAGGTAGTAAACCATAACATACTTAATGATATGATTTCAGAGATCCCAGCATTCGTTGACTATCTCAAAACAATGAACGATCCTGATTTTTCGCTATCACGTATGGTGCTGACGCCGGATCAGATAAAAAACGAGTATCTTGAGGCGGCAAAGAAGGAAAGTAGATCGGGATTGTACAAAGAATTGATCGAATTGTTTACGCATTATTTTCTTAATTCTGAGCAAAAAGAGTGCCTTTGTACACCCGGAGACATCAAGGATAAGTTTTTTTGTAACAATAATAATATTGATCGTAACTACATACGAAGGGTAATAAAGTTGGAGTTTGAGCGGGAACCATCAGAGAAGGTTTTGTATTATAGCCCATTCAATGGGGTTGATTTCCAACGAGGTAGGCCGTTTAAATTTGAAAGCAATGACTTTTTTAACAGTGAAAATTTAATCCAAAAAGCTAATGAAATACCGTTTTAACAAAAAGGTAACAAAATGGGTGATTGTAAACATTGCGGCAGATCCCGTAAGAATACGAAAAGCACTGTTACTTTGTTACTTTATTATAATATTATATATAATATAGTAATAGTTAAGTAGTTAGCAGGTAACAAAATTGGAACAAAACTTTACAATAACTAACTTAATAAAAATTTGTTAATTAATATAAATTTACTTATCTTTGTTGGATATTCACTAACACATTGAAATTATGGGATTTGTATATTTTTTTAAGCACAATGGAATTGATGGAATTAAGATTGGGATGACTAATAACAGTGAATCTGTTGATGATAGATTTAATTCATTCAAAACATACTCACCGACAGGCGCGAAAGTTTGTGGAGTAATAGAAACTGATAGCCCAGCAATGTTAGAAAATGAATTGCATAAAAAATATACAACAGTACGAATGAATGGTGAGTTTTTTAATATTGGAGAATTGGAAATAAATTCTGAAATCAACAAACGCGATAAAGATTTAAGGTTTATAAATAAATTTACAGCGTTATCAAATGTACAAAAAGATTATTTAATAAGCTATGTAAATAGAGCGAACAGCAAGATTAATGATGTAAAAAAGGGAACTAAGAACTATCCGTTTAAGGATGAAATTATGGGTGTTATTGATTTGTATTTATTACAAACAAATTCAGATTATGTTATGGTAACGCCAACTGACATTAAAAAACACTTTTTCTTAAAGAACAATAAAATAACAACTATCATAATTCGTAATATTTTAAAGAACTGCTACACATATGAAATATCCAAGATGATTAGATACACCCCAATGGACATACCTGGGGCGGCGACATACGGAAGGCCATTAAAAATATTTAGAAACATTTAATTATGCTAAAACAAACTTTCACAACCACCAAAGGCAACAAAATAGAAATTATTGCCACTAAATCAACCGGTAAAGGCATAGATCAGGTACAGCACACTATAAAAGTGAATGGAGTAATTCAGGAAACAAAGTATAATTCAACACAGTTAAAACAGATAATGGTATGAAAGAATTAGAAAGAAGGTTAATAAAGATACGTGGAAAAGGATATGAGCAAATAGAAATAGTTCAGGTTTTAAATTGGATTCAAGAGATTAAAAGAGATAACGCAGTTAAAAGGTTTAAACAACGCTAAAAAATATAGATATGTGTGGATTTAAAAAGAAAGTAGCAACACCTGTTTTATCCGATAGCGGATTCAGTTTCACGGTTCGAGAACTTGTAGATATTGCACGATATATTTACGAAGATAGAACTAAAACGGTGCAATCAACCAAGAGGTTTAAGTACCTTACTAAATTTCAAGAAAAAGTCAATGATAGATTGAAAGAAATTACTTTTGATCTTAGGCACCGCAGATAAACAACTAATCCAATGAACTTCGCCACCGAATTAAAGCAACTCAGGTTAACCGATAAATCGAAACGTTATCCGGCCGCGATGAAAACAGGCTATTTCGATGCAGTAATTGAAGTCAAACTACCTAAGTCTGCAGCTCAGATGGAAGCACTACTGATTGAATTTATTAAACTATCTGGATTCCACGCCCAGAAGATAACCACCACAGGAGTTTATAGAGATGATAAGAAATCATTCAAGGATGTTGTTGGCCGGACTCGGGTAATTGGAACTGGAACATGGACACCTGGAACATCAACGAAAGGGGCCGCGGATATTCGGGCAACGATCCACGGATTAGATTTTCAATTTGAAGTTAAGTTCAGCAAATCGGACAAGCAAAAGGATAATCAAAAGGCATTTGAGGAAGATGTCAAGCGCGGAGGTGGTCAATACTTCATCGTTCGAACGCTTGATCAATTCCTAGAGCTGTATTATAAGATCATGGATTCAGACCGGGTTAAGATGATGAGAGAGTTTAACAATGTTTAACAAGCAAAGTATTATTATAATAACTATTTTTACTGAGATAAACGAATATTAAATTAAATAATTATGAAAGATGTAATAACAGCCGCCAAAGTCATAGCAGAAAGGTACATGATCGGGTTGAAGGTTGATGAAATAAAGGAAGTGATGGTCAGTGCTATGATTGAATATGCTGATACTAGAGATAAAAAGAAAGTAAAAACACCCGGCGTTAATTTAGGTAATGCAATGGTTTGTGAACATGGCGAAGAGTTTATAAAAACAAAAGATGGAAAATTGATTAAATTAAATAAACAATAAAATTAAATAAAATGAATTACGAAATCAAATTAGACTTAACAAAGATCGACAAAGCAAAATTATTCAAATCGGATAAGACCGGGGCAATCTACCTTGATGCCTTCGCGCTTGAATCGAAATCAAACGAGTATGGTCAATCTCACATGGTTGTACAATCAACCACAGCAGAGGAACGGAAAGAAGGCGTTAAAGGTGCTATCCTGGGTAATTTGAAAGCGAGTGAACCACAGAAGAAAGAATCGGGCACGATTGATGAGGCAGATGATTTACCTTTTTGATATGAAAATACTAAACCTGTATGCAGGAATCGGCGGGAATCGTAAGTTATGGGGCAATGACCATGAGATTACATCGGATGGTGTGAATTGGCAATCACTTAATGAAGGACCGATTTAATGGCACTAACCGGACTAAAAGATACCCAGGAACGCCGTATCATAATGCGAACGGCCCTAAACAGATACCTAAATCATATTGAGGCTATCAAACACCAATGCCCGGAATGGGAAAAGGATCAGCAAAACTCAATAGTATGCGAGATCATTCAAGTTAAGTCAATGATTAAGAAACTCGATGTAAACTTCAATGAGACATTTGATAAACATATTCAGTTGATAAGATGATAGAAATACAGGTAATCCGCGTATGCAACGGCAACGGAGGAGCGAAAGAGGCAATTAAGGTGAGTGAGATGATTGAAAATAAAAAACTATTGGATAAAAGAAAAGCTGAATTATTGAAAACATATCGTAAAAAATACAACTGGAAAGAATTAAATATTGACTTAACATATCGGATATTATGAAAAAAATTTGGAAATTTGACCTAAAAACAACGGATGTTAATAGAGTTGAAATGCCTTTTGGCGCACAAATATTGGCAGTAAATACACAGTTTGAAGAGCCTAAAATGTGGGCCATTGTAGACACTGACAAGCAAAAGGCATTCAGGAAGATTATAGTAATCGGAACCGGCAACCCGATACATCCACAAGCTACTGGAACGTATATTGGCTCATACCAACTGAGCGGTGGAAATTTAATATTCCATGTTTTTGACGATGGATACGAGTATTAATATTAAAAATAGAATACAATGAAAAACTTTCACAAAGAAAAGTATTACAGAGTAGTAAGGAAGACAAACCGTGACGGAACGACTCAGTATGAAGTCCAATCAGCCACTAGATTAATTGATGTTTTATTTGGCATGTGGACTAATTACAAAAAAGAGAATGATACTTTAGCGTCTGCAATTAACCAGATCGAATCCATTGACGGGGCTAGATTGGTCAGCAAAGAAGTAGTGTATAGAGAAACTAAAAACAAATCATTATGAAACTAATGTGAACAGGATCAGACGTACTATTTTGCACCCGTTACCCAAAGCACTCAAAGAAATCGAAGTACATTTACATGTTTTGCCTTCGAATATTTGCCCGGATTGCTGATTATTTTATCGAAGGGCATTATGTAGTTAGTGAACATCTCAGGGCTGAACTGGAACCGCTTAAATTCAAAAAGCCCATCAAGGTCCAGGCCAATCCACCGATTTACACCAAGCCGGTTAAAAAGATACCTCATAAAGTATTTAATATACTGTACTATCGCGGGCTTGGATCAAATCAAACGTTTCAGGATTGGGTTTATGGACATGATGTTATGATGCTGGTAATGGAAATTTTTGAAGATGATTATATTCATTTAATAGAGGTCAATGGCATTAATGATATGAGTAAAATTTATCCTTTCGTTGACTTCATGGTAAGACCAAACAGGCATGACGGAAACCCTCGCATGGTTATGGAATGCAAAATAAATAATATTCCGTACTATTGGAGTAAATCAGATCCTAATCCAAGCGAAATAATTAGAATGATACAACATGAAATTTCATTACAGAAAGCATAAAATCAGATTTGACCGGGGCCGGATGTGGTATTCGATACTAAACTCTGTCATAACTGCATTACTCGTTACGATCTTCACAGGCGAAATGCCAATGTACATTAAAGTGATGTTTGCTTTTATGGCCATACTGATAATCTACATAATTGGCTACGTTGATGACAAATTGAAACTATTCGAAAGGGAGCAAACTGAGATATTTAAACGAAATCCATATATGGAGAAGTTAACAAATGATATTGAAGAGATTAAACAGAAACTAAACAATTAACGATATGGAACATACTATTTACAATTTAAGACTACATGAGGAATTATATCTGATAAAAGCCGGGTGCGTAGTGATTAGGGTGCCAGGCGGTTGGATTTATCAAAACTGGGATTTTGATAACAAATATTTAATAGATTCTACATTCGTTCCTTACAACAACGAATTTAAAAAAGAACTGTACAAATGAAAGTATCAGTAATCATAACGACCTATCAGCATTCGTTCAGCGATTTAAATAGAGCCGTTGATAGTGTATTGGATCAGATAACAGATCATAAGTTTGAGGTAATTGTTATTAATGATAATATGATGCCGTTCATTAATTTTGATTACCGTATCCAGATAATCAACACCGGCCACATCGGAATGATGCGAGCCTATCAAATGGGATTTAATGCGGCAAAAGGCAAATATATTGCGTTCTGTGATGGAGATGACTACTGGAACACAAATCAGAAGTTGCAAATACAAATCGAATACATGGAAGCAAACCCAGATTGCGGATTTTGTTTTACTAAGGTTATGACCGAAGTTGATAATAACCTAACTACCATGAAGCAATCGGCCCAATTCATTAATAATAATATCTCATTCGATTCGCTGTTAAGGGGTAACGCGCACATACATGCTCAGGGCTATTTTATCAGAAGATCAACATTTGAAAAGTACGTTGATTTCAGGAAGTTTGTAAGGCTTGGATTTCGAGTATGGGATTATCCAATTGTTTTAGAACTTATCCGGCATACTCGTTTCCATTGCTTAGACTTTCATTCAGCTGTATTTGTTAAGAGTGAAGAAAGCGCAACACAAACCCGATCAAGGAAAAAGCGGGCTGTGATCATTTACGGAAACTACCGGATTAAATGGTACTACATCCTGAAATATGGCTGCAAACTTAGTACTATTATGATTTTATTTTATTACCTTGCAAGGCTTGTGAGAATGGATATTAAACTAAAACATTAAAAATATGAAAGCGAATAAATTACTTAAAAAGTACAAAAAGCATAATTGGTGTGGCTTGATTCCATTGGCTTGGAGCGATGAAGAGGTCATCGAAATAATTAAATTCGCACTAAAGGAGCAAAAGAGAAAGTATGACTGTGATGAAGCGGTTGATAGGCCACCTAAAAAATGTAATACACTACCACCTCCACCACCACACACACATCAACGTCAACCCATATCAGTTGAGGGGGTATAACGAGTACACATCGCCAAAGATTACCATTAGTTGTCGCAAACAAACCCAATGCAAAAAATGCGGGCTGTGGCTGTTTCCTAGTGAGGTTTAAATAAAATTAGTAACTTTGTAGTTACATAACGAAATCAAACGATGGCTAAATACACATCAATAACAGCAAGTGAAGCGGGTAAGAAATCCAAGCGCGGGCCGGATAAGGCGAGGCTTGCCGTTAAAAATGCCATTGTTGAAATGTCAGCAGAGCAGATAAAAACCAACCTACCTATTGATCTTGAAAAGATGAATGAAAAGGATCGGTGGTCGGTTATTATCGGGTTGATGGCATATGCATTCGCAAAACAACAACACGTTGTTAATGAAGAAAGTAATCCATTGACAAGGATTGAAATAGTTGATATTAAGTTAAAATAATTTTGTATCTTTGTGTCACACGTTACAATAAAATATTTCATTAGCTAATAGAAATCGGGGGTTTCAGTAACGTGTACCCTCGTTTTCATTTAAACACGTTACATTATGATAGAAACATTCAAAACAGTAGAAGAGTATCCAGATTACATGGTAAGTAATTTAGGAAATGTACGTTCTTTTAAACGTAGAAAGCCGCACATATTATCACTGGTTGATTATCGTGGGTATCAAAGAGTTGAATTATTTAAAAATGATGTAGGTAGGATAATTTCAGTCCATAGACTGGTTGCATGTGCTTTTATTTATAATCCAGAAAACAAAGAAACTGTTAATCATTTAAATGGTATTAAGAATGATAACAGAGTGAAAAACCTTGAATGGGCCACACGTTCAGAAAATGATTTACATGCTTACAGGATAGGTCTAAGGGTAGCACACCCAAACTGTAAAGGTAGGTTTGGTAAATTGCACCATAATAGTAAAAAAGTTGATCAATTTACGATTGATGGCAAGTATTTAAATACATTTAATGCAATGAAAGAGGCTGAAAGGGAAACAGGAGTACATCAACAAAAAATTAGTTGTGTTTGTTTGGGTAAACAAAAACAAGCTAATGGATTTATTTGGAAATTTGCTAATGGGTAGAACTGAACAAATAGGACTTTTACCAACACAGAGGGATTTCTTTTCAAGTGATGCCACACATGCAGCTTATTGCGGTGGTTTCGGTAGTGGAAAATCTTATGTAGGTGTTCTGAAAACTATTGCAATGAAATTAAAATATAGTGAGTACGCAGTAGCGTACTACCTACCAAGTTATAATTTAGTTAGAGATATTGCATTCCCAAAGTTTACAGAGATACTGGATAAGCTCGGAGTTAAGCACACGTTAAACAAATCCGATAAAGAGATACTGATACCCGGTGCCAATAAGATAATCCTACGTACAATGGATAACCCGGAAACTATCATTGGTTATGAAGTTGCTTATTCATGTATTGATGAAGCTGATGTTTTACCGCAAACAAAGATGACGGAAGCGTTTTCAAAGATCATAGCACGTAACAGATCAGTATTACATGATGGAAGCACAAACAAGGTAAGTGTTGTTTCAACTCCTGAATCGTTCGGATGGTTGTATAATTTCTTTGTCAAGAATAAGAGCGCAAACCGTGAACTATTCAAAGCCAAGACCAGCGAAAACCCTTTCCTGCCTGCCGGATACATAGCAACGTTAACCGAAAGCTATACACCTGCTCAACTCCAAGCCTACCTTAACGGCGAATTTGTTAACCTTACCAGCGGTTCCGTTTACTCAGATTACGACCGTAAGCAGCTCCATTCAAACCGGACGATTCAGAAACATGATAAGCTCCATATTGGAATGGACTTCAATATTACAAACATGAACGCGGTCATAAATGTGATTGATGGCAATATCAAGATTGCAGTAGATGAGATAACGAACGCTTATGATACCATGCAGATGATCAGGATAATTAACGACAAATACCCGGATCATGCTATCATAGTTTATCCCGATGCCAGCGGGCGGAATAGGTCAACTTCCGGCAAATCTGATATTAGATTGCTAATGGAGGCGGGTTACACAGTCCGAGCACCAAATAAAAATCCTTTTGTTCGTGATCGTGTCAATTCGTTAAACAAAATGTTTAGAGATAAGACATATTTAGTTAATTCCAATAATTGCCCGGAATACACTGAGGCACTGGAAAAGATCGCATACAATAAGAATGAACCTGATAAACAAAGCGGGTTCGATCATATTACAGATGCAGGCGGCTATTTCGCTTACATTGTGAGTATTACGAGTTTTACAATCTAAAATAAATACATATGGAAAATGGAATCATTGACATTGATGGATATGTAGTAAAATCAAAAGATGGTACACTGAAAAATGTATCTGCTGAATCATTGCAAGGATTCACCGCGAACGGTAAAGACATTCATAATCCTGACGGTACTTTTTTTGCCGAAGTTGTTGGATTTTGTAAAATTGGAGGCAAACAATACTTATTTAAATCACCTGAATAGGCACCCCATTAAAAAATAAACACCCCTCACTATTCAGTTTTGTTGTATCTTTACGCCAATTTCTTAAACAAAAGGCGTGAATATAATAAAACAGTATCTATTAAAACACGACTTTATCAGAATAAAATCTGATCAGAGGGTGTTCACTTCATTCCTATCTGGGAACTATTCAAGCACGTACGGGACAAATGAAGTCAGCGATAAAGAGCTTATTGAGAACTTCGATACAATCCCGGATTTATTCATAATTACCAATTTCCTAGCCAAACGTATTTCCAAGATACCCGTTAAAGTGGTAAGGCCATCCGGTAGAGATGCGCCCAATTCTGAATTGTGGCAACTGATAGAAAAACCCAATTACTACCAGACATGGAAAGAGTTTATCAAGACCGATTACGGATTTTACAACGTATTGGGTAATTCTTATATGTATGGTATTAAGGCAATCGGGTTTGATGGTATGATAACAAGTGTATTCAATTTGCCGGCTGATCGGATGTCTATTAAGTTAGGAAATAATAAAGACCTACCTGCATGGCAAAATGAAATTATAGGTTATCAAATGGACCTGAACGGTGCAAAATACAACATGAGTGCTGACGAAGTATTGCATAATAAATTCTTTACCCTTCGATACGACTCAGGGAACTGGGCATATGGTATTTCTAAATATGTACCGGGTGACAAGATCAACCGCGAACTAAAAGCCATTTATGATGCAAAGGCCAGTATCATTGAGAAGCGCGGCGCAATGGGTATCCTATCCAATGAGTCAGACATCCCTGATGCAGAACAGTCAAGGCAGGTCCAGAATAAATTGGCAGAATATGGACTATCTGGCAATCAGAAAAAGATAATCGTTACAACTCAGAAGTTAACCTGGCAGCAGATGAGTTTGAACATTCAGGAATTGCAACTTATCGAAAATGCAAAATATTCCTTTGATCGCTTATGCCAGATGTCAGAGTTTGACCCGGTGATATTCTCAACCGATGGCAGCACGTTTGCCAATAAAGCCGAGGCCATAAAAGACCTTTACAAGAACGTCATCAAGGGAGATGTTGATACGCTTTATGAAAGTATTAACGGTTGGATAAGTGAAGGTTACGGAGGTGATAAAATAGTTGCGGATTGGGATAAGGTACAGGAATTGGAGTCAGATAAAAAGGTTTATACCGATATGTTGACCAAACAAATCGAGTCAGCTATCATAACACCATTGAAAGCTAATGAGATTTTATACGGTGAAGGTAATTATGATAGCGATAACCCGCCACCGGATGAGTATTTTTCAAAAGGAATTAAAAAAGTGAACGAACCGGATCAGGTTGAAGAGATTGTTGATCCCGGGCTGGTTGCTGAATTAAATACAGAAGATAATGGATAAACAAAGCAAAACACTACAATTAAAAGTAGCAGATATTGACGGAAAGCAACGTATGGTTAAATTTTACTACGGGGCTTTTGATAACGTTGACAATGATGGTGATGTACTCCATAAAGGCGCAACGACAAAAACCACAAAAGAGCAAGGGCCAGAAGGCAAAGCGATGATACGCCACTATATTAACCATGAGTTCAAAAGCAATCCAGCCGCTTTACCAGTTGGATTAATTAAAGAAATGGGTGAGGATGAAACTGGCCCGTGGGTATGGTCTAAAATGGCGAGAACTGCAACGGCAAATGATGTTTACACCATGTATGAAGATGGAATTATAAACCATCATTCAATGGGATTCATACCAACCAAATCAAGAAAAAATGATACAGGGATTGATATTTTAGAGATAAAACTCTATGAGGTATCAACAATAACAACGTGGGCTGCAAACGAAAACACGCCCACAATAGATGTAAAAGAACAAAAAGAAGCCGTCGTAAAAGACACTTTAAATACATTTGAATCACTTTTACTAGAGCCGTCTTTCTACACTCGACAGGAAAAAGCCGATTTACACTCACTTTATCAGTTAATAAACTTTTAAAAAAATTAGTAATAATGGCAGAAGACAGATTAACAGGGGATAATTTGCAGACCCCGGAGCTACTCGCAGCCGCAATAAATGCGAAGTTTGCAGAGTACAACGTATTAATGCAAAAAGCCGTTTCCAAAGACGAATGGGCGCGGATGGTGATGGACCAAAAGGATTTACTTGGTAAGATACTGGTAAGCACTGAGGCCGAAGTTAAAATGAAAGAAGAGTTGGAAAAGCTGCACAAAGCGTCAAAGATTCAAGGCGAAACAATGGCCAAATTGATGCAGACATTTAAGCCAACTGAACAGCACAAAACATTTGGATCAGTACTGGATGATGGGTTGAGTACAAAAGAGTTCAAAGATTTTGCAGATGGTAAAACATCAAAGGCAACATTTAGTTTTGAAACTAAGGACATTGACTTCACAACTGCAACTTATGGAGTTGGAGCCGGAGCGATGCAGCCAGTAATGCCTTTCCAAATTCCACAAGGACCGCAGATGGAGAACTTTGATGTAAGGTTGTTGCTTCCAACTGGAAGTATTAACAGCTCTTCATTGGAATATCCTACCGAACGTGCAGCCGGGTTAACAGATGCCACAGCGGCAGCAGCTGAAAACGGACCATCCCCGGAGTCAACAATGGACTTCCAAATGGGTACAGCATACGCGACAAGAATCACGGCATTTATCGAGATCAGCCGTTCAGCATTGCAAAATGCTTCATGGTTGAACCAATATGTTCGTAATCGCTTGATGCAGATGTTTATCAAAGAACTGAATACTCAATCAATTGCCGGGGCTGGTAGTGGCGCGGGTATGGTTGCAGCTAACGACTTGAAAGGACTTGACGCCTTCGCAAATTCGTTTGCAGGAACCAATTTTGCTACTAAAATTCCAAACGCGAATTATTTTGATGTGCTTAATTGTGCTAAAGGCGAAATGAATGGCCTGTACAATTACGTTGCAAATACTTACTTAATCAATCCTTATTCAGGAACTATTTTGACAAGTTCAAAGAATACGATTGCTGACTTCGTAAGTCCTGCAACATTCTTGCAGCCTAACAACCAGGGTTATAACGGTGCATTTGGAATGAGACAAGTTGAAACCGCTGATATGGTAGTGGGTGAGTACATAGTTGGAGCAATTGCACCATCCAACATGCAACTTTTATTTAATGGCCCGATTGAAATAATGGCAACAGATTCACACGCAAGCCAGTTTATTTCTGACGTCATCACTGTAAAAATAGAAGGCAAGGTAATGCTTCCTGTTTACAATGCAAACTCACTTATGAAAGGTGTATTAGCAACTGATTTAGCAACAATAACAACTGCATAAATAAGGAGGAAACAATGAGAAAGCTAGTAATTATTTTAGGCATTTTGATTGGGTTCGTCTGTACTATTGACGCTCAATCATACACCCTTTATAACAGAGGTGAACAGACTTATTATACATCTACTAAGGATGTGACTATCACAGATGAGGTGGCGGTTGAGTTATGGATTAAATCAAATACCAAATGGCCAACTACACAGCACATATTAATTGATTGCGACTCAGTAAGCGGAAACCATACAGCAATGGTAATGACTTTATTCGGTCGAAACTTTGATGACGCTGCTTGGGTGTCTCTCGCGTCAAGTGCAAATGTAGATCAGGGCGTTGATTCAAAGATTGATATTACTTCCACAAGTACAACTGAAACCAGATGGACGCAATTTAAAATTGTGCTGACCGGAACGGGTACAGGTGTGAGTAAGGTCAACAAACTCGACTTCAAACTATTTTATCCAGATTAAAAATGGCCAAAGTAAAAGTTGAGATTATAAAATTAGCAGGTGAAACCGGGTTAAAGATGCCCGGTTCCATCCTGCAAATGGAAAAGCAACGCGCCAAACTGTTGGAGTCAAAAGGCATTCTTACTATTGTAACTAAGAAAAAAAAGATAAAAGATGTCATTGATAGATAAAACATATTTTGTTAAGGATATTAACATTCCAGATTCAGACTATAACGATTTGACCGCATACATCACCCGATATGAAAAGGAGATTTTGCAAAAGTTGTTAGGTTATGAATTATGGGTACTGGTAGAAGCTTACGATGTTACCACCTCACCGCAACGGATTAAGGACATTGTTGAGGGCAAGGAATACACCGTTGGTGAATACACGTGCAAATGGAATGGCCTAGCAAACGATGACTTAATATCCTTGATAGCGTATTATGTTTTTTTCTATTGGTTACAAAGCCGATCAACGGTGACTGGAAATGTTGGCGAATTAAAGCTACAATCTGAAAACTCAGAGAACGCTTCAATCGTTCAAAAGTTGGTGTTTGCTTGGACTAAGTTGGAACAACTTGCTCAGGGCGTGGGCTATCCTTATGATTCTCTGTATTCATTTTTATCTGAGAATGAAAGCGATTATCCTGAATGGGTATTTACTGAACTTGATAATATTAATGTTTGGGGCATATGAATTTCGTCGATAGAATAGGTGATGTTGTTGAACAGGTAAGGCTTGCTTACGATAGTGAGGCCGAGGAACCATATTATCTGTATGGCCACCCGCTTGAGATATTCAATATTCTATCTAAAAAATCAGCGTCAGAGACATTCAAGTATAGTAAATATCCATTGATAGCATTGTTTCAGGACTTTCAAGAAAAAGTTAATCTGAACGGTACAACAGTTGAGGACGTTACACTTGTTATAATGACCCAAACGAGTCCTACATACAAAGCGGAAAACCGATACACAAACACCTTCACACCTACATTGATACCGATTTATGATCTGTTAATCAAATATCTCAAACAAAGCAATTTAGTTGTATCAGATGATGATTACGAGCATACAAAAATTGATCGGTTATACTGGGGAACGGGTGACGAGTTCGGTAATTCGTTAAGAATCGGGAACGATGCACTTGATGCGATTGTGGTTAGTGGATTGAATTTGCGGGTGCTGGATTGTAACGAGGCGGCGACTGTTAGAATAACAGAAGATGACAGGATTAGAATAACAGAAGGGTAAACTATGAGCGGAAAAGCTAAAATAACCGGATATGATGAGTTGGCTGCTGCTGACTTGGCCGCCGGTGATATGATAGAGATTGTTGACGTTAGCGAGTCGGCTGCTGCTGATAAGAATAAGAAGTTCGCTTTGAGAGGGTTGAAGCCGTATAAGGTTTATGTTGCAATGTTGACCCAAAGCGGTACAGACGCTCCAGTTGCTACCGTGTTCGAAAATGGCATAGGTGAGGCGTTAACTCTTACAAGGAGGTCAGCGGGTGCATTTTCTATTTTTTCTGCATCTGACCTATTTAAGCTTAATAAAACACTTGTATTTTTCGGGAATACGTATAGTATTCAGGCGGCAAACGCAGCATTTTTAATTTCTGATCAGGAATCTATGCTGGCCGGTGAAATACAATTTATTACACCTAGCGAGAACGGGATAACGCTAACTGATAGTGTATTATCCAATACACCAATTGAAATAAGAGTTTACGATTAAAAACAAAACAAAAACAAATAAATAATGAGTTGTACAAATGCATATCTTAACGGTTGGGGCGATTGCGCCTCACTGTTAGAAAAAATGAATGGCGGCATCCTTCAAAAGAAAGGCGCGACAGCGTGGACGGATGTAACCATCGGAAGCGCGACAGCGTGGCATGCTGTTTTGGCTGCGGTATCAGACGCGACACGGAACGCAATAGCCTTGCCCGTGCTTTACTTCGAAAATACTAGTGACGATGTTGAGATTATCACATCTCCACTTGGTAAAAGTTCGATCGGATCAACGCCGATCCCGAGAGGAGTTATCTATCTGGATGCTTCGATCTGTGATTACAAATACCTGCATTCATTAACCGATACCTGGTTTGAGTTCTTCCCAACGTTTCAGGGAAATTCAATGTGGGCTACAAGGATCACTGGCGGAACGCTAAAAGGTTTCAGGTGTAAGTTAGGATTCAAAGCAGGATTGCCACCGGAAGACAAAAATCAATCGTTCCCTATGTACATATTCTTTGATTCGTACAGTGAATTTGAGGATGTTGTGCAGGTAGACCTTGAAGATATGCCTTACAGTGACCTTTTTGATTATGTACCGGCTGCACTGAGTATGCATATTACAACTGCATATGCAGCTAAAGAGGTTATTGTTAAGATTCAAAAGCGTGGTTCAGGTGATGATCCGGCAACGTTGTTGTATACTGATTTCTCAGTACTAAAAGACAATACCGGATTGGTGGTAACGGTGGACTCGGTTGTTCCAAATGGAAATGGGAGTTATACGCTCACAATTACCAAGATGGTTGGAGAAACAGCAACAACATTGGCAGCGGGCGAATGGGTAATTATTCAAGCGCATGATGAGGACTCAGTGCCTATTTACTTGACCTATATTTCAAACTCACTGAAAATTTTAGTAGCCTAAATTATGAAAGGTGATTTCAGTGTAAATATGCGCGTTGCGCCAAAAGACTGGAAAGGGTTTGCGAGTTGGCATAAGCTGACTTGCAGGCTTGATCCTTTGACTGCAGCTGAACGTTGGGTAAAAGAAGGGAATACAATTCCAAATGAAGATAAGCCAGCTAAGAAAAAGAAGCAATCAGTTCAGGGTAAATCTTGACCTGCACATAGGTAATGTTGTCGATCACAATGAGAAGCTATTGCAATTAAATAAAGCTCAATTAAAGAGTTCACAAACATCGAAAGGAACTGCATTAGTTAACTCATTAACTGGATCGGCGACATACAGCCCGGCTTATGCTAAATTTAAAGGTTATCGTAAGCCTGACTTATTCTTAACAGGTGCATTTTACAAGGAAATGGATATTCTTTTCAATGAGCCGAATAAATATCTAATGACCTCATATGTACCTTACATGAAACATTTGGTTGTTATGTATGGGGAGCAACTTTTTGGGATAAGGAATAAAAACAAGGCAATGGCAATCACCACTAATGAGTTAACCATACTTTATAAATCGAAAGTACTATCATGATTCATACAGTAAATACGATGTCAATCAGGCAATACGGTGAAATGGACTTGACAAATGACCTTTCTATTTTAAAACGTTGGTACAATCCATTCCCTATTAAGTGGTTTGATGTTGAAGTATTTTTTGATGAGTACAAAACAATATTTTCAATTGAATCAAATTTAGGTAAGGACGCACATAGGCTACTAGCACATAATAAACTTATGATGCTTGACAGAATGTTAAGGGTAATGTCAATCCTGATGCGAAACCAAAATGAACGGTCATTGTTCGCAATGGTTTTTAAAGTCGAGTCAAAAGAATATGAAGGGAATCTAAAATTTTATGCTGAGAGGGTTAAAAAATTAACCGGGATTAATGTAATAGATGGCGAAGGATTAAAAGCATTGCAAAAAGAGATTGAGCGGTTAACTGATAAATTCATTGAGCGTTATCCGGCAATTGATATTAAATCAATTCCGAGAACAGATTTCTTTGATGCTGTGTTCGATACATTCTCAACTATGAATATGATATATGATCCAGGTATGAAACTATTTGAGTTCGGACGCTTAAAAATACGTGCTGATAAGAAAAAACAACCAGCTAAATAATGTCAGATATTAACGAAATTGTAAGCAAAAAGGCAATACAGGGTATTATTACCACTGATGAATCAATAACTAGGTTGGATAAATCCACAATGGCTTATATTATCACCATTGAAAAGTTGGCTGAAACGTTGAGGAAAGAGGGTATTACTTTAAAGGAATTAAATGCAGCGCAAAAGAGAGCGAATGAAGAAAAGGAGAGATCAAAGAAACAAGATAAAGAACTAACGGCAGCTGAGAAAGCACTTGAAAAGCAGAGGCAGCGCGGACTTGCCCAAATGGCTAAGATGGAGGCCAAAGAAATGGCCTTACAGGCTGCAATACAAAAGGAAGTCAAGTCGGAACAGGATTTGATTGCTAAAACAAATGCACTTGTAGCGGTTCGGAAAAGATTAGATACAACGACAGAAAAGGGACGCGCTGAACATGCAAGGCTAACGGCTGAAATTAAAAAGAATACACTTTCATTAAAGAATCAAGACAAACAGATAAGCCGGAACCAAAGAAATGTAGGTAATTATAAAAGCGCGTTAGAAGGTTTAAAGGGTTCCTTTGCCGTCTTAGCTGTCGGGGTTGCAGCGGTTATAGGTGTGTTCAGTAAATTTAACAAGTTTATCCAGTCAGCAATTGATAAAACAGACATACAGCAATTGGCCGAGGTATCACTTGCCACAGCATTAGGGTATGTATCAAAAGAATTATTAAACCAAGCGTCAGCACTTCAAACGCTAACAAGGTTTGGTGATGAAGAAATAATCAGAGGTCAGTCATTCCTTGCTCAAATGGGATTGACTGAAGAGCAGATTTTAAAAATTACACCCGCTATTTTAGATTTTGCACAGGCCAAAGGAATAGATTTAAAAACCGCTTCAGATTTAGTGGCCAAGTCGGTAGGATCAGAAACAAACGCGCTATCAAGGTATGGCATTCAGATTGAAGGTGCAGCCGGAAGTAGTGAAAGAATGGCCAGCGCGTTAGATGCTTTAAATTCAAAGTTTGAAGGTCAGGCAGCGGCCGCATTAGTTGGTAAGGGTGCATTAGTTCAGTTGGGTAATACCATTGGTGATGTATTGGAGCGGGTTGGTAAGTATATTACAGATGGTATCAATCCAATGATACGTGGATTAAACTCACTGATAACGATTAGAGACAAAGAAAGTGAAGCACTAATTACTGAGCAGGAAGAGTTGAATCATTTAGTTTCAATGATAACCAACGCAAATACCAGTCAAAAAATTAGAAGAGATTTGATTACTGATTTGCAAGAAATGTATCCTAATTTTCTTAAAAATCTTAATACTGAAAGTGTAACGAATAAAGAACTTGCAGCAAGGTTAGTGGATGTAAATGAGCAATACAAGTTGAAGATTGCAGCGGTTATAATGGATGAGAAACTTCAAAAGGTTAACGAGAAAATTGCACAAACGTATAGAGATGAATTGCACCAATTAGAGTTATTAGCTAAAGCCGAATTAAAGAAAAACAAAGTTTACAGAGATCAAAATACAAAAACGCACCGGGCGAATATTGAAAGGATTAAAAAGACACGTGAGGAGCGAGAACTTGAAAGAGATGCTATAGTCGAATCGGTTAACGCTTTATTTGGTTTAAGTAAGGCTAATGAAGAATATATTACTGATGGTCAATTATTGGCACAAAAAAAAGCAGCGGCAATAAAAAAAGCGGAGGAAGAAAGGATTGCACTTGCCGAGAAGTCATCAAAAGAACAAATAGAACTTGAAGATGCAATAACAGAAAATTTAATAGAAGAGTTTGACAGACGAACAAAAGCAGCAGCAAAAGCAGCAAAAGACGCAGCAAAAGCAGCAAAAGCAGCAGCCAAAGCAGCAAAAGACGCAGCCAAAGCAGCCCGGCAAGATTTCGATGCGCCGGAGGAAGCCGATGCGGAAGATGATGACTTCCTTAAAAAATTAGGTACTCGAAACGCTGCAATTATTGAGCAGGCCAGAAACTTAGCAGCGCAACAAGTCCAGATTGAGAGCATTAAAAACGAAGAGATTGAAGCACTTTATGCCGCTGGCCAGTTGACTGATGAAGAGTATAATGCTTTAAAGGTAGCCAATGCAAAAGATACATGGGAAAAAATACAATCTATTGCGGAAACAGCAGTATCTATAATTAATGATGCCCTATATTATGGGGTTGAAATATACAATAATACATTAGAGGCCAAGTCAATAAGGTTAGATGAACAAAGGGAAAAGGAATTACTTGACGCGGAAGGTGATAAAATTGCACAGGCAAAAATTAATGAAAAATACGATAAGAAAGACGCGGAAATAAAAACCAAACAGGCCAAAGCTGAAAAGAAAGCGGCACTTATTACAGCCGGTATGAATGTAGCGTTATCACTTATTGCATCACTTGTTAGGAATCCGTTACCCGTTGGTCTACCATTCCTATTACTCAACGCTGCATTTGGTGCACTGCAAATAGCTGCCATTGCATCTAAGCCAATTCCAAAGTTCTTCAAAGGAACTGAGTCAGCACCGGCTGGCGTCATCTCAGTAGGTGAAAAAGGAAAGGAATTGATTAGAACAAAATCAGGTCAAACTTTACTTGCTAACGATCCCGCATTAGTTAGCGGGTTGGAAGGTGCAAAGATTTATACCAATAAGGAAACAGAACGGATACTAAGCGATCGGACAAGTCCCCAAGGCGGATCAGACCCGGCCATGATTAGTGAATTGATTCAGACAAATAAAATGGTAGCAAGTGCATTGAGCAAGCAAACTCACAACCATTTTTATCCTACACATTACGTTAAAAGGTCAGGAAACTATACTGAGAACTATCGGAATAAGAAATTGAAAGGTCTAAACTAATGGCCAGCAAACTAGAGATAGCGCAATTATCAAGGGACGCGGGGAATAAGCTGTACAGGTTTGTTCTGAGTGAGGCCAGCCAGGGTGAGCTACAACTATATCATGCCCCGGATGGGTGGAATGATTACGAAATTGAATACAACAGGCATAAATTATATAACTCAGTATTAAGAAAAGGCAGCTCATTAGATTTGACATTCGTTAAGGAGGGTCGGGACTTCCTCCAGGCAGTTTATGAGAATACCGGAATTGATGCGGATATTACAATCACCATATCAAAATTGGAGGTTTCCACTAATACCTACCAAGATTTTCCATCTCCAAGTAAGGTATCACTTGCTCAATACAAAATTGATGAGACCGGGGTAACTGTTAAGCTGGTTGATGATGATTTCAAGGAAAAGGTATTTAATCGGGAGGATACGGAAGTTGATATTTTAAAACTGACTTCTATTGACGGACAAACGGATGGTATTACAGCATTCCCAATTACGACAATCACCATGCCTGATACGTCCATAGCTGATGAGTCTGTTTTTTCACGGGCCAGTAGTGCATTCATTTTAGACCTTATCCATATCATCCCGATCCAAGAAGATAGTTCAGATTTTACAGAAACACAAACACCGACATCAGGAGCCGCTGGTGTTGGATTAAAGATTGGATCATTCTTTAATTCAAGTTTGCAAACAAGGTTAATGGCATTAAGTATTGATATTGAATGTTTCTTTATTGATGGGTCAGGTACAGCAACTACATATTTAGTTATCATTGACTCCGATGAAGTGGAGGTAAAGCGGCAATTGGTAGGCACCGGAACTAATCACGGGAATATAACATTCAGCCAAGATATTGAGTATGCTTTACAGCAGGGCGAAAGTATGCTACTTGAAACTACAATATCAAGTGACGCGTTAAAGTTCGCTTACCTGACTGCTGATATGACAATAAACGAAACCTATTTGGGCAATCCTGAAAAAACGTTAAAGGCACGTTTAGACTATGAGGCATTTTTAAGACTTGGGCAAATATTAACCAATGAAGATAACCCATTTTATTCTGATTACTTTGGTAGGACTGATACACCATTAACCACGTACGGATCAGATGGCGAATTGGGCGCGGTTACAAGGGGTGAGTTCTTCCGTAATAACGATGCGTTAACAATCCCGTTAACATTAAAGAATTTCTTTGCCGCCAAGAGTTCAATTTTTAGATTAGGGCTTGGTGTTGAGGTAATCGGTGGTGTAAACAAAATCAGGATTGAGGAGATGGATTATTTCTTTGATGAAAATGTAAGTGTTGATTTATCAAGCAAATTAAGAGATGAAGCAATAGGTAAAGAGTTTGCAAATGATCAGGTATTCAAAGATGTAACAACTGGCTACGGTAAATATGCTTATGAAAAATCTGATGGACTGTTGGAGTTCAACACTAAATCAAGTTGGACTACTGTAATAAAAGCCGTGTTCACTTCATTAAAGCAACTTGGTAAATATAGGGCTGATGGTCAGGGAATGCGGTTGATTATGAACGCTGTATTGGAGGTGGATTATGATAAAACAGAAGATGTAAAAGGTGATGGTGATATATTCATGGTAGACCTTGTAAGGGATGGCGCGATATTTAAAGGCCGTACCGATGAAGGGTTTGATTTTATCGGCGGTTCAATTTACGCTGCAAGTTCGTTTAATATCAATTGGAGTCCAGCCCGGAACTTACTCAGGTGGGGGCAAGTAATTAAAGCCGGGTTAACAAAGAAGCTATCAAGTTATCTTAGATGGCAAACAACTGATAAGAATACAACCTTACAAAGCCGATTAAGTACTGAGGCAGATACAGTTGAAGAAAATGCGGATATACAGGTGACTGACTTAAACGATTGCCGATGGACACCGGAGATGTACCGGGTAAATGTACCGCTGACAACGACAGAATTAAACGCAATAGACGATAATCCGAATTATTTGATTAAATTAGCCGATACAAAATTTGGTTGGATATTGGAATGTAAGACAACAATTAAGGACGGAATGACAGAATTGTTATTGTTGAAATACAATGCAGATCAAGTAATACCTGTTTAAAATGGATACACTAAAAGCAGTCATAAGTAAAGCCAACTCAATCCGATGGGCACACCGGGACGACCTGATGCGGTCAATGGATAACCAACTATCCTGTGAGGAAACTTGGAGTAATAAGCCTTCCATTTACTTTGATCAGATCTTTTTTCTGAACGATCCTGTATTAATCCAGGTAAAAGCCGGATCAACTGCAACGGTTGTATTAACACAATATTTCGATGATGGATCAACGACAATACATACGGTCGATGATACGACAGCGCGGCCTACCGTGGCGGCACCCGGTGCAGATACATGGATTGTTTACGATTATCTGATAACATTTGCAGCACTTGGCCGGTCATATTTCAAATTAACAACGGAAGAAAGTACTTGGCAAAGTGAGTATGTAAATATCATTGCATCGGATACAGATTACAGGCTATTGCAGTGGACCAATTTGGATGAAGATACGGACCCGTTTGAGTTTGATTATAATACTACCTATGCCCTTGCGAACGTTAACTACATGCGGATCTTAATTGAAGATTTAGAGTATCAATCTGTTGGTGAAACAGATGTTTACGATAATCAGAACGAGAAATCTATTTTAAAATCAAATCAATTTGCACAGATACTATTTAAATCCGGTTTAATACCTCGACAAATAGCCCAGGTGATTTCTATTGCAATGGCCCACGATTCATTTTTGGTTAATGAGGTGGCTTATGTAGTTGAAAAGATACCGGAAATTTCAACAGCGGGGGCATGGTCAATTGTATCAGCCCCGATGGTACAGAATTTAAATCTTGGTATGAACGCCCACGATTTAGGGTTTAATTGTGATACAGTAGCCATGAGCAAAATAATAAATATAGCTAAAATAGCTATTCCGGGACTCGATAGCGCGGAGGTTAATTTGGGCTATTCAATCAATCAGCTAAGGATCAGCCTAGCAGCTGGTACGAGTGGAAATATTAAGATAGGAACTTCAATCGGTGGAGAAGATATTATGAAGCTGTACACATTAACAACGGCTGCACCAAACCGAACATTCACAAGGAACTTTATGCCAGAGGCGGGCATAACTGCCGCATGGACAATTTACTTCACTGTGACTGGCGCAATGATAACGGCAAGGGTTCAAACAATTAAAGTAATCCCATAATGAAAAAACTAATTTTAATAATATTTATGTTGCCATTGGCCGCGATGGCGCAGGAAGTACTTGGTGACAGCCTTATAATTTATGGCGGTGGCAGTTTTGAAGGTATTGTATCAATGGACTCAAACCGGATTATCAAAGTAGATACGGCTGTTGATGCTTGGGATGCCGTACCACTTTGGCAGATACAGGACAGCATCGGCACGGCTTCGGATACATCGTTCTGGAGCCGTACACAGGGTCATATCTGGCCGAGTACGGTTACTGATAGCGTGGGGATTGGGACGGGGTCGCCCACTGAGCTACTGGATGTATCTGGAAATAGTTTACTCGATGGAGATGTGGATATAGGAGGTAATTTAGACGTAACCGAATGGGCTAATATAGTTGACTCTGTTAGAGTTGGTGGGAGTTTATATGTAACCGACAGCGTGGGTATTGGGACGGGTTCGCCTACTGAGATGCTGGACGTGGTTGGCTCAATCCAACTATCCGACACCCTGAGTATAAATGGAACTACTGAGTTATATGAGACATCAAGCGGCCATGCTGAATATGACGGGACTTCATTGATATTTAATACTACGAATATCGGGACTACTTTGGGGAGTTATAATACTTTTTTTGGGAGTGGTAATTTTGCGGCTGATGGTGCGCCTACTTATAATTTTGCAAGTGGTGATCGAAACGCCTATTCAGCTACTGGAATTGTATCATATAACGGAATATTTGGGCGACAAAACGCATATTCAGCAACTGGGAGTGTATATTACAATGGAATATTTGGTGATCGAAACGCCTATTCAGCTACTGGAATTGTATCATATAACGGAATATTTGGGCGACAAAACGCATATTCAGCAACTGGGAGTGTATATTACAATGGAATATTTGGTGATCGAAACGCCTATTCAGCAACTGGGGGTGTGTATTACAATGGAATATTTGGGCGACAAAACGTCTATTCAGCTACTGGTAGTGTTCAGTACAACGGAATATTTGGTTACAAAAACGCATATTCAGCAACTGGGGGTGTGTATTACAATGGAATATTTGGCTATCTAAACGCCTATTCAGCTACTGGGAGTGTATATTACAACGGAATATTCGGTGATCGAAACGCCTATTCAGCTACTGGAATTGTATCATATAACGGAATATTTGGGCGACAAAACGCATATTCAGCAACTGGGGATATTTACAACTCTTTATTAATCGGTGACCGAAACGCCGACAGCGCAACAACCGTTACCAACACAATCGCAGTAGGTGGCCAGGTATTTAAGAATAGCAAAATTAATCTAACAAACGCAATTGGCCTCGGCTACCAAGCAGGTATCAATACTACCTTCACAGGTGCGGCTATATTCGGAACACAAGGCCAACCAACAACCAACAATCAAGTTGTGATTG